TTGGTTGAATGTGTTTTTAGTTGCATCAAATGCAAATGTATTAAATTGACCTGCAGTATTTGCTTGTCTGTAAGATCTAAACATTGGCAATCCATCGATACGAGAGAATCCTAAGAATTCAACAATACCTGCTTTAGATCCAGTTGGCTCAGAATAAGTAACAGCACTTGAAGTACCGATATTTAAAAATACTCTACCACCTACTAAACCACCTTGATTCTGTGTAATTGTACCAGAATTAGTTGCACCAGCCAATAAAGCAGATGCTGTAGTACCTACATTGATTTTGAAAACTTGTGGTCTTTCACCACTTGCCAAATCAACATCATCATATTGAAAGTCAATATAAAGTAAATCTAATTTAGGACCTGGAGTTGGTTTAACAGCAACTAAGTCTAAACCGATTGTTTGAGCAGCAATTTTCATTGCAACTGGTAACAAGTTTTGTCCAACATCACCTGAACCTGGAGTTCCTGTGTAAGCACCACCTAAAGCAGCACCTAAAGTTGATCCAGCAGGACCACCCAAAATTGGGTTAACAACATTTCCCATACCTGCAACGTTTGTACCGTTTACGTATGCGTTCTCGTTGATAGAGTGGAATTCAGCATATTCTGACATCCATTCAATTCTATCTTCCGAAACTCCCATGTTTTCCAACACTGGAGACCATTTTTTCATGGCTTTTTGATTATCTATTCTAATTTGTGACATAATAATTTTATTTTTTTTTGTTTTTTTTATGTTATCTATATATAAACCCTGTTTTTACTGTTTTTTGTAAGTGTGGATTTTTTATAGATTAAACATTTTTGAATCTTTCCATAATTTGAGAAACCTCATTATCAGATAGTTTATCCTCTTGGATTAAACTTTCGTGAGCAATAAGTTTTTTAGTTACGGCTTCATTTGTTTTGATATTTCTAGTAGACCAGAAATGTTCAATTTGATTTTCAGTTTTTAATACATCTTCTGGATATAGTCTAGCTTGTGACAAGATAGATTTTTTAGAAGATCCATTTAACTGTTCCCAGATTGGCTTCATGTTTTCAGGCATCAATCTAATTACTCTTTCTTCAAGAGATTCGTTTTTTGTTGAAAGTGTTTCTGCGATTAGAGTAAGAACTTCTTTTTGTGTAAAATAACTACTTTCGCTTATGTGTAGTTTAACATTGTCTTGTTCTTCGTCAGATAGTGCATAATAACTATCAACTTGTGATTTATTTAAGAATTTCAAGAAATTCAAATCACTGCTTTCAGAAACTTTACGTTTTTTAGCTTCTTCAATTAATTTATCTATAGAGTTAGAAAGTTCTGAATCATTATTACCCTCAAATTCGTGAGCATATTCTTCTTTTTCTTCTTCGTGTACAAATTCTTCTTCTTCATTACCAACATTAAATTCTTTTTCAAATTCCTCTTCGTCACTTGAAAGACCCGCTGGTTCACATTCTTCACATTCTTCTTCGGAAAATTCAGGTTTGAATTCTTCTTCAGTATCATCAAATCCAGCATCTAATAAAGATGGAAATGCATTTTCTTCTTCGTCATTAAATCCTTCGTTTACTTTAGTTCCAAATGAGTTTAATTTTTCAACAATCATTCCTTGGTAAGAAATAGATTTATCTAAGTTTTCTGCAACATACTCAGAGTAAGCAATGTTATCATCTAAATGTTCAGCAATGTATTCAGAGTAAGCAATGTTACCTTCAACATGTTCTGCTAAGTATTCAGAATAAGCAATTGAATTATCAACAGATTCTGCAATATATTCAGAATAAGCAATATTTTTATCCAAGTTTTCTGCAATGTATTCAGAATAAGCAATATTTTTATCCAAATTTTCTGCTAAGTATTCAGAATATTCAATGTTTTTGTCTAAGTTTTCAGCTAAATATTCAGCATAAGAAATGTTTTTGTCTAAGTTTTCAGCGATATATTCAGAGTAGTTAATATTTTTATCTAAATTCTCAGCTAAGTATTCAGAATAATCAATATTTTTGTCTAAGTTTTCAGCCAAATATTCAGAATAGTTAATAGCCTTTTCTAAATTCTCCGCCAAATAATCATTATGTTTAGCCAATTTAGTTGTAGTTTCTTTTAATTCTTTATTTTCATTAACCATTACTTGAATTTTATCAGCCAAGTAATCTAAGTATTTAGCAACTTGTGCATTACTTCCATTTAATTCTTCATAATACTCTAAAAGCTGTTCTAATTTCTTAGGCTCCATGTTTCCTTTAGTAATTGCAGTATTAACTACTTTTTTAGTAGATGCAATCTCATTAACTAGATAGTTTGAATAATCTGTTAATTGTTGTTTCGTTACAAATTCATTTTTGTTCATATTGAATAATTCGTTTATTTTAGACTCGTCAGACATCTCATATATCCTAAAGTTATTTTGTTCAATTTGTCCATTTGTACAGTAACCCAATGATTCATTCAATACTTTTACACTCATTTTAGCAGATGCAAATCCAGGATCAGCAACAATATCATAAGTAAAAAGTTTTTTTAATGACACCGAACCATCCGATTCAGTAATACCTGCGGCTCTTGAAGATACAAAAACAGGACATCCGTCATTAACTAATGCCTTTGCTTCTTTTCCCCAATAAGTACTTAACAATTTGATTTCACCTTCAACTGTGTTTTTTTCAACAACATATTCGGCTTTTGTAATAATGTGAGATGCTCTTGACAATGAGGTATCAAAAACATCCGGGTGATCAAACTCACCATAAACAGCACCTAGGCTATTCATTCTTTCATTCATTTCACCTAATGCAGGTAGGAATTTTTCAGCAGTGTATATTCTTTCATTACGATTTTTAACACCAAATTCTGTAAAAGTACCATTAAGGATAAAATCCTTACCATTAGACGATGCACTCTCTCTAATTAAAGAATTAGTTGAGTTTTCTACTATTAAAACTGGTTTCATTTAAAATAATTATTTTTTAGTTCTGTGGTATATATTTTTCCTCGAAAATACTTATTTTTAAAAGGTGGATTTTTTATAGTATATTAAATTTATCAGTAAAATAGAGGTTTTTTAAATTTTGTAGAAAAGAGAGATTGATAATTTAATAAATATAAAAAAAGACGGTTTTTTATGATCATTTCGAGAGATATAAAAATTAAAATTATAGAATCAAATTACAACTATTATGAATATTTAGGATATGATGTATATATAGGTGAGGAAATAATAATTCCAGTAGATTTATTACCTAAAGGATCACACTATAAAATAAAGTGTAAATGTGATGTCTGTGGTATAGAGAAAGATGTGATATACAAAAACTATATAAAATATGATAATGTTTGGGGAGAGTATTTTTGTAGAAAATGTTCGGAAACAAAAAGAAAAGAAACCCTTAGAAAAAATTATGGAGTTGATTATCCAATTCAGAATGAAAAAATTCTGGATAAAATGAAAAAAACATTAGTAAATAAATATGGGGTTGATAATATCTCAAAAAAAATAAAAAAGAATGAATAAATTAAAAGAAGATAGTATGCACGAAGGTACTATAGAATTCTCTAATAGTGGAAATGCATCCATTACAATAGATGAAAAAAGTATTTTTATATTTAAAAAAAATACATTAAACGCACTTAACTCAGATAAAGTAAAAGTTAAGATTATTATTAAAAGTAATAAAGTAGAAGCAGAAGTAATAGAAGTACTTCAACGATTCAGAACTCAGTTTGTTGGTAAAGTACATATAAACAAAGACCTAACCTTTGTAATACCCGACAGTCAAAAAATTCCAGTAGATTTTTATATAAAAGGAGACCACGATGCAAAAGCAGACCAAAAAGTTCTTGTTGAGCTAACTGGTTGGGAACCTGGTAGTAAATCACCTAAAGGTAAAATTATTGAAATTATCGGTAACTCCGGTGAAAATAACGCAGAGATGAACTCAATTATGTATGAATATGGATTACCTAATAATTTTCCATTAATGATTGAAGCAGATGCTGCATTAATTAGTGAGGTTATAACAGAAAATGAAATATCTAAAAGACGTGACATGAGAAACGTTATAACTATAGGTATAGATCCATTTGATTCAAAAGATGCAGATGATACAATAGGACTTGAATTTATAAATGGTGAGCGTTTCATATCAATAAATATTGCAGATGTAACACACTACATTAATGAAGGTAGTGATTTAGATGAAGAAGCTTATAGTAGAGGATCATCAGTATATTTAGTAGACCGTTGTGTGCCAATGTTACCGAAAAGATTATCAAATGGTATATGTAGTTTGAAATCTGGTTCAGATAAATTATCTTACTCAGCCATATTTAAAGTTTCTGATGACGGTATTGTATTAGACAGATGGTTCGGAAGAACTGTTATAAATGTTAATAAAGATTACTCTTATGAACAAGCACAAGATGTAATTGAAAATGGTGTAAAAGATTCTAAAGAAATTGATGAGGTTATTATTGAGTTAGATAGAATTGCCAAACTGATGAGAGTCAGAAGAGTTGAAGATTCATTAGAATTAAATAGTATTGAAGTTAAATTTATTCTTGATGAAGTAACAAAAAAACCAACTGGTGTTTATTTCAAAGAACAAAAAGATTCTAATAAACTTATTGAAGAGTATATGTTACTTGCCAATAAAGAAGTTTCAACTTTCATAAAAAGTAAAAATCTACCTTGTGTTAATAGAATACACGAATCACCAGATGAAGACAAACTTCAACAATTTAAAGATTTCGTAAATAGAATTGGTTATGAATTTGAAATTGGTGATGTTAAGACAACAAAGAAATCATTTAATAATTTAGTTAAAGAAGCTAAAGATACACCTGAACAAAATATAATTAATACATTAGTTACAAGAGTTCAAAAGAAGGCAGTTTATTCTACTAAAAATATTGGACACTACGGTCTCAATTTTGAGGACTACTCCCACTTTACTAGTCCAATTCGTAGATACTCTGATATGATTACTCATAGATTATTAACAATGGTATTGAATAATGTAAATAAAAGTGATAAGAATAAAGTAGAGATTATGTGTAAACATATTTCTAGTAGAGAGATTCTAGCATCAAGAGCAGAAAGAGAATCTATTAAATATAAACAGATGGAATTTTTAGAAGATAAAATTGGTTCTGTATTTGATGGTATCGTATCTGGTATAACTGACTGGGGTATGTATGTAGAACTTATTGAAAGTAAATGTGAAGGTATGGTTAGATATAATAATAACTACACTGTTGATACCGCGAATTATGTTGTTTTTAATAAAATGGGTGGTTCGATACGATTAGGTGATGAAGTTAAAGTTGTAGTTAAGTCAGTTGACTTAGATAGAAAACAAATAGATTTTGAAATATTCTAATGAATTATTCATTTGATGTTTTACTAGATGATAATTTAGAATTTGATTCATATAATGAAGCACTTTCTAGTTATCCAACTTGGAAATCAATATATCGTGAGATAAAACTAAACTATCTTTTAGAAGGTGGTAAAAAAGTACAATTTGATATTGATGATATTCATAAATATATTACATTGGATGATTATCACCAACATTATGTATCTCTAAAAAATGTGTGTTGTTCTGTAATTGGAATGACATTTATTTTAAATGGTAATAAGATTGAAAAACTTACTTTAAAAACTAAGATACTCATAACTGATCCAGGTAAAGTTGTTAAATCAATTGTTGATACAGGTATAGAAATTAAGATAAGTCAATTTATTAGTGGTAAGATTTTAAACTTTATAATAGAGACACCAAAAAATGTAGCATAAAAAAATCCTTTCAATTTTGAAAGGATTTTTTATTATCTTATATATATTTTAGAACTCAAATTCTCCAGCTTCGGGTGCAGCAGGAGGTTCAGGTGCCGCTTGAGGAGCCGCTTGAGGAGCTGCTTGACCACCAGTCTGTGCACCAGTTTGTCCACCACCTTCCATAGGAGCCTCACCACTTTCACCACTACCACCAAACTCAGGACTCATTCCACCTCCACCACCTCCACCTTCGGATGGTTCACCAGCTTCACCAGTTGCCCCTGCGGCTTGATTAGCAAGGTCTTTAGCCCAATACTTCATATTCTCTGCTTTGTCTTCTGGTGTTAGTTTAAATACGTTATCCATAATCCATTCAATATGGAAGTAAGGTTTCTCACCATTCATAACTCCAAGTAAAGTACCAACGATACCTGCCTTCTTTTCTAAATTATTTATCTTTTTCCATTCCTCAAAAACTTGATTTGAAAAGAAAACAATATCAACACCATTTACAAAGAATTCATCATCTTTTAATTCTGGAAATTCAATTAACATTTGTAATTTAATTGGTTTAACAATCAACTCTTTAAAGTTTGCTCTTAATCTACTAATAAAGTTATGAAACTTAATCTCATCTCTGGTCATCTCTGCCGCATCAGTAACTAAATTACCACCCCCATTCTCACCTTCAAATCTACTAATTGGAATTTTAGATGCTCTTTTCAATGCCTTATAAAACCAGTCAAGCATTGAATCATCATTAAGATTATGTCCTTGAGGTGAAACTAATTCCATATTTGGTGTACCACCTTCTCCCTCTGGGAACCATATCTGTTTGTTATAAGGTAAATGTTTAGATCCATTTATACTTAATGTACCCAATGAATCATCCCATTCAACTTCTTCAGAATAATCATGTATTAATTGACCTATTTGTTCTTCTGCTCTTTGTCTAGACATACCTTTAATTGGAATAGTAAACTTTTGATAAACAGTTGCATTAATAATGTTAAACATTATTCTTGTTTGTTGTAATATTTTTAATTGATTGTACGGTTTAATCAAACCCTCAACATAAGAAGTTTCTGCAAATTCATTTTGTGTAGAATATGAAACATAAACTAATTGTGAATCTAAAAATATTCTTCTTAATTGTGGATCTTCTGGAAATTGAATCCATAAATGTCCTATCGATGGTTCGTAAGCAGGAACTAATGTTTCCGGTCTTAATCTATTGAAACCAATAATATTTTTCTTTTTATCATCATATATAATCTCAAGTGCAACATAACCATCAACTAAAAAGTCTTTCATCATATTCCATGCAGTAATATTATCAGCGAAACCAAATTTATTATATATTCTTTCGAAAAATTCTTGATACTTATCGTGTATCTCTGTTGAATACTCTGTAGGTAGAGCAGTAGGAGAACAGAAATCTCTATCATCATTATAAACTATACACTCATCAGCAACTGTACTTACAAAGTCTCTAATTTCGTCTTTAATAGAGTACTCTCTTAATATTCTTCTTTTATCAGCATAAGCCTTATCTAAATAAGGAATAGATTTTCTGTTTAATACTGATGCAACCGCACGACTTGAAAAAAAATCATACATCGAATTTCCTTTGGCTGCATATGGATCCTCGTTTATACCAATACCCACTTGATTTCTAACAATCATATCATCATAGTTCATTCCATAACTGGAAAGTGTTCTAAGTATTCTACTGAATAGTCCTTTATTTTCAACTGCTGAATTGGTATATGCGAAGTTTGAACCACCTCCACCAGTATTATTATTGTTATCCGAATTGTTATATGACGCCATTAAGTTAATTAAAAATTTTACTTATATATTAAATTTTACTTATTCCTCCAAAAAACATCATTTTAGTTCGGTTTTTTATCTTTTACCATATTTAGTAAGACTTGTCTGTAATCTTTTGATATGATCTCTCATCACATTATACTTATCTGATATTTCATGATTAACATCATAAAATTCATTTAATGCAGATGACATTAATTCTTTATGTCTTTCATCACGGTTACCTAACTTAGCAACCCATATTTGATTTAGTTTATTTGGATCGTAAGTATTTTTTGGATGTTGAGAATATAAAAATCTTGATAATAATTCTAAATGTATTCTATGAACTCTAACAATTTGAATTGCATTAAATTCCATAAGAGCATATTCGAATCCTAATTTTCTAACTTCTTCATACATACCTTGATAATCTACTTTTAAAAAGTTATTTTTCTCAAAGTCTTCAGGTAGAATATATTTATCAAATATCATTGTTCTTATTTCAATAGGTAGAAAGTTGAAATTAAGTGCGAATAAAACTATTTGGTCATTAAATTTTTTAAAACTAACAACAAATACAGGAGAAAATTTCATCCAGTTAGAATCATCACGATAATGAAAGAAGTAAAATCCACCAGGGTATATATCTGTTATATTTACTGATTCAACATCTTTTGCAGATTTTTGATATTTATCATAAAAAAATAAAGAATTATTTTTAAAATTATCTGGAATCCCATCTCCGTTTGCAAGTAAACTTAACTTAACTCTTTCTATCAACTCAGCCATATCAAGGTATTATTTTCATTTATATATAAACTTTTTAATATATAATATATGATAAACTCAAAACCTAACAATAGTAGATACCATGGTGGTAATTACATACCTCAAAATAAAGATAAAGTTCTAAAATTAAATGCAGAAGGTGGAGTTTACTATAGAAGTTCTTGGGAAAAGAAAATAATGTTTTGGATGGATATGAAACCAGAGATATTCCAATGGGGTGCGGAATGTTTAGAAATACCTTATCAAATGACACACTTTGATAATGGTGACACTAAAATAAAAAACCATAGATATTATCCAGACTTTTTTTATAGAATGAGAACACCAGATGGGTCTTTAAAAGAGGTGGTTGTTGAGGTTAAACCTCAAAAAGAATATGAAATGGTTATAAAACTAAATGAAGGTAAATTAAATGTACCCGCAGATGGTTTAAAGAAGCTAAAAAGTTTTGAGTATGACTTAAAAATGGCATACAAGAATAAGATTAAGTGGGAAACAATGATTAGTTGGTGTAATAAGAAAGGTTATGAATTTATTATTATAACTGAATTACATCTAAATAAATTCAATGTTTAATCTAATTCATATATAATCTCTTTTAAATCGATTAAGTTTCTAAGTTCATTCTGTAGTAGTCTAATTGACTTTGCGTCTTTTAAAACATTGTAAATATTGTTGGTGACACTTACTTCAATAGGACTACCTATTGCAACTTCATATTCATCAGGAATAACATTTGATTTACGTAATTCGTATTCGGTATTAATATAATCTAATCTACTATCTAAATCTATATGTATAGAACAACCGTCAGGTCTTGATGACTTTCCTTTTATAGATTCTTCCCAAAGTTGAAGAATAATAGTCTCTGATAAATTTTTCATTAGTTTTTATTTAGTAATTGTATCCGAAAGATTAAATAAGTTTTTTATTTTTCTCTTTCTTATACTCTTTCTTGGAAAAATATTAATTGTATTTGTTATAGTGGCCGAACCAAAACCGGGATTAGCCACTATATCAAATGTTTTAATATTATATAGAGTGTAATCCGTTTCCATCATTTGCACTATTTATTGAAATAAGTTTAATTTGATGGTCATTATCACCTTTCTTTTTATAAAGGTCATTCCATCCTTTTGCCAATCCTCTTTTAAAGATTTCAGTGAAGTAAGCAAATGCATTTATTGATTTATCTTCATTGAAGTTATACCAGTTTTGAAACATATCTAATAATCCACTTTGATAACAATCAAGTTTATCATCATTAGAATAATATCTCATTTTTTTTATTGTTTTCTTTGCCAAGATTTCTAGCATTTTCTCTGCATTTCTAGTTAGTCTTCCGTGAGCTTTACTAACTATTATTTCAATATATAATTCTTTGTTATTTAGGTAATGTTTTTCCATTTTTATAGCATATTTTTTATTTTTTTAGATTTCATAAATGCTATTCATTCATGTTATAGATAATGTATTTAAATAAGTTTAAAAAAAAATACCCAAACTTTCATTTGAGTATTTTTCTTATTATACTTTAGTTTTATATTTATTATGTTCAATTTTTTCAAATTTTCCCTCTCTAACTAATATATCACTCATATATCTTGCTAATTTGGTTTTACAAGTAACAATTCCATCATCATCAACATCAAATCCTATTAAGGTAAATATTTTAACAACGATGGCTTCCATTATTTCTTCTCTACCTTCATTAAATTGTTTTAAGTGTTTCATTATACTCTAACTCTTTCTTTGTATTGTAATTCTTTAACTGCCAATAAATCAGTATCAAGATTACCTTTTCTTTTTTCTAAGTTAGAAAGTGCAGTTGTTAAAGTTTCAGATTCACCAATCATTTGGATAGATCCTTTAATTTTCTCGATGTTAAAGTTAATATCTTCTAATTTCATAGAAATTTCTCTTTCTTTATCTTCAAGTTTTCTTTTAACAATTAATTCTTTACTTAATTTATTTTCAAAGAAGTAAGTCAAATCATAGTTAAGTTCATTTCTAACCTCATTAACTAATTCTAATGCTGATTCATATTTAAAGAATGAATTACCATATCTCTCATCACATCTGTAAACAAAAGTAGTATTTTTATAATTGAAAGCAAATACTTCTAAATAAGGATTTACTAAATTATTAACTCTTTTTACAACATCTAATTCAACAAATTTATCTAAATTTTTAGAAGTTTCCAACAATACTGGATAAAAGTTTTTGTTAACGATTGGAACAATTGGTGAATTGAATAAACTTTCTAATGTAGTTTCTTCATTTAACTCATCATCATTGATGAATAATCCACCTTTTTTACCAACAGATAAACCGATTGTAAGATATTCAGAAATTCTGAAGTTAATTCTATTTTCAGTAACTGATGCAAATTTCATTGCCGTTTCTAAAGTTCTTAAACTTTGTAAAGCATCAATATCTT